CGTCCTTGAAGTCGATCAGCTCCTGCGCTGCCTGGTCTGCGCGCTTGACCTCTGCAGCCACCTCCGCCACAAGGACGTCGTTGGCGGACTTGAGATCGGCCTCGCGCCCATCAGCTGCGACCCGAAGTGCTGCGGTCTCGCGCTTGACGGCGTCATCGACCAGTGCGTAGGCCTCACCTTCGGTGAAGGTCCGGTCTGCCATCTGCCCTCCTCGGCTAGATCGCCGGGCGGAATGACCGGCTCGACAGACGGCATCGGCAGAGCGGCTAAACATCCGAGAACGCCCGTTAGTAGCCCCCCTGCGAACAGGAGCCGCCAACGGGCGTTGGTCAGGAAAGAGGTGTCGCCTACTCGGCGACAGAAGCCAGCAATCCACCCTGTTGCAGGATCTGGGCCACGACCTGCTCGGCCTCCGAAGTGGTCATGCCACCGAAGGAGGCGGCCTGACGCTCCGCGAGCCGGGCCGCTTCCGGCATCAGGACCCGCACCTCAGCGTTGGTCCAGCCCGGGCGCACCGGCGGCACGATAATGCCGGCACCACCAAAGGTCGGGTCGACGAAGCGACGTGGCATCCCTTCCCGCATGTGGTCGCAACGAGCTTCCTGCTTCATGTAGTCGGGATAGCTCATGGTCTTGTCGCACGCCAGGCAGGCGACCTCCTGGCTGACGCACTCCATGGACGCCCAGAGCTTGCCGTTCTCACTGGCCCGCTGGATGACGTTGGCCTCCTGCGGCCAGATGTGAGACCAGATGGCGCCGAGCATGACGATGTGGTTACCAACGCCCGAGGTTGACGCGGTCTCCTTGTCGACGTGGACCATCTCAGAGCCCGCAATGGCACCGATGATGTGCTTCTCCTCGTGCAGCCAGTTGATCGGCCCATGAGTCACGGTCGGCTGACCGAGCTCGAGGTCTGCGGTGGACCAGTAGGCAGAGTTGCGGTTGGGTCGGTCAGCCTCGACGTAGCGGCCGGCGATCCACATGTAGTACGGGTTGGCTTCCCGGGCCTTCTGCCACTGCGAAGCGATCTCCCGCGGCAGCTGGTCGTCGTTGAACTCCGTGGTCACCGGGGCCGCGAACACCAGCCGGTGACCAATCTCGGCGACGAACGCGGTCTGAGGGTGCTCAGAGCTCAACGTGGCCGCCAGGCCCGAGCCATACAGCCCGGAGTTGCTGGACAGCGGCACCATGCCCGAAGGCAGGCCGAGAGCATGGATGCCGTTGGCCATGGTGCTCCCGCAGACCTGGCAAGTGATCCCGGCCGTCAGCCCCGGGGCGCTGAGCATGAAGCCATGAGCCCGGGTAGGCAGGTTCGGTGTCGACTGGTCAGCCGCACGGGTCGACATCGGCATCTCGCGAATCGGCGTTGGCATCGAGGAGTGGCCGTGCAGACCACCGCGGGTGGGCGTGATGTGGATCTTGTCGTTGGCGTCGCGACCACACATGGCGCACGGCGGCAGTCCCTTGGGCCACACGAAGCCATGAGCCCGACTCTGCGTGCTCACCCTCGCCCGCTCCTGCTTGGGCATCGTCAGCCCATGACGAGTCGCCATCTTGTGGATGTGCTCGAGCACCGCAGAGTCGGGGTAGTGCTTGCTGTGACCACGCAGGCCCCAGGCGTTGTCCAGGTCCTCCTGCGTGCTGATCGGGTAGCTGCCGTCGGGCATCGCATTGCCCGAGCTGGCCATCTTGTCGCGCTGCTTCGCATTGAAGTCTCGAGCCTGCTCGCTCATTTCGCTCCTGTCTTGGTAGCCCCAGCAGGGCTTTGCTTGGGCTTGCCGCCACCAGCGGGACGACCACCGCGCGCACCGGCCGGAGCCTGAGCCGACGGAGCGACACCGGTGCCGGTAGCCGGCTCACTGGCGCCACCGCTTCGGGCGTCGTTGTTGCTCGGCGAGTCGAACGGCACCTGCGTCTTGAAGATGTGGTCGTACTTGACGGCCTCCAAGGCAACCCGCATGGCCTCCACCTCCTGGTCAAAGCCGAAGTAGTCCAAGAAGGACTCTCGAGACAAGTCGCCGGTCGCACGCGCCTGCGCAAGCACTTGGACAGTGCCAGGATCGGCATCCAGCTGGATATTCGGAGGGGTGAAGGCCAGAGAGGGAGTGCCCTCGGTGAAGATTCCGGCATTCTTGGGGTGCTCTACGACGACCTTGCCAATCTGCTTCTCCAGGAACCGGCGAATCATGTGCCGACGGTTCTCCATCGACCGGGCCACAGGGCGGCTCATCGTCAACGAGTTGTCAGTGCGCTGGCCAGAGCGGGCGCCGGCGACGTTCAGGGTGTTGAGCAGCCGCGCAGCGATGCGATTGTCCAGAACCTCGTACTTGTCAACATCGAGCGTGAAGTCCGTCTTGGGCGTGATGATCTCGATATTGAGGCGATGGTCGGAGAAGATGACCGGCAGCTTCGCCAAGGTCTGGTAGTTCTCCTTGAGGTTGGTGATCTCCTCTGGATACGCCGGGGAGTCCTTATCGCCCTTCTTGACCAGCAGGATGTAGTTCGCGGCGCCGATCAGGGCAACCCGGTCGGCCTCCATCAGCTGCTGCTTGAGATCAAGCAGGCGGAATACGCTCTTCAGCCGCACGTCAGGGAAGCGCTCATAGTCAGGCTTGGTGATGCAATGCCGGGCCACATAGCGGTCGTCGAGCAGAAGCAGTTGAGAGACGTCGATCTGCAGCGAGGTCAGCTCCTGCAGCTCGTCACCGTCGCGCGGGATGTACTGGCCGGTGTAGAAGCGCTCCATCAGCTCGTCCTGCAGGTCACCGTTGACGATCGCGCTGTAGGCGATGGACTCCTGCCGGGTGGCCTTCCATGCCAGACGCTCCTGGCCGAACGCCAACAGGCCAACGGGGACGATCTTGACGGCATCAAGCAGGGTGACGGCGCGTGGATACCACACCTTGACCCGGCGCTTCTTCTTGTTGCCCTTCTCTGTCGAGCCGCGGACGACGAACTCACCCTCGTCCCACCAGAAGGCACAGACGCTCTGGCTGTAGGTGAACTCCTCTCTCCACATCTTGCGAATCAGGGAGTCGATATCCTGCTCGGCGGCCATCTGGTTGAACAGGTCTGTGGTGTCCCAATCAGAGGACTCCCACTTCATGCCCTGGAAAGCCATCCCCTCGGTGAGCTCGGCCACTGAGGCGCAGATGTCGTCGTCCTTGACCGCCGCACGGGCCGTCAGCATCTGGTTATAGACGTTGTCGTTGGAGACGTACTTGCCGCGGTCGAACAGACCCGACTGACCAGTAACAGCGCGCATGTTGTTGACCCAGCTCTGCAGCTGGTAGGCCATCTGCCTCATGCCCTTGTCGATGTTCGGGACGTCAGCGGCGCCGGCGTTGGGCCCATAGACGACGTTGACCTGCTCGGTGAGCCGCTCCCCAGGGATGTCAGCGGTGGGAGTGCCAACCTCGCGGTCGCTCATGCGCCTGTCCGGTTCAGGTCAAGATCCTGGCGCGACATAGCAATGCGGGACTGGTTCATCCTGAATTGCCGATCTATCTCCTCAATCACCGGAGTGACCTGCTGCGTGCGAAGTTGCGTGTACTGCCTGTCGTAAGACTCGAGAATGCGCAGCTCGGTCCACATCTCCGTCAGCCGTGCTGAGTACGCCGATGCCTCCCGAATCACCTCGTCCGGCTGCTTCTCATACCAGGTGCGGATCGCCGCCTTGATGCCGGCCAGCTCCAGGAGCACCTCGGCGTGGCTGCCAATGGACGTCGGCATAGGGCGAGTCCCATTCAGGAAGGCCTCTGGGTGACTGGGGCGCAGCGGAGCCATGGAGTGAGCGAGCGCTGCCAGGAGTGCAGGGTCGGGAGCACGTTGCGAAATGTAGCCATGCTCTTCATTTCCCTCGACGAGTGCCTTCATGTCCGGCCTTTTCGACCAGAATCCGCGATTATCCGACGAAGGCGTCCAGCACAGGCCCACGCCGCTTCGGAGCCAGCGCGAGCTCAATGGCCTCAAGTTCCTTGCCCAGAATCATGACCTTTGCAGCATCCAGCGTGTGGAAGGACCCACCGCCGTAGCGCTTGCGCCGACCGCCAGAGCCGTTGGACTCCCGGCTGTAGACGACGACCTGGCCCTGGAACTCGGTCAGCAGGTCCTTGTCATACGGCAGCTCGACCTCACCAGCGTCGACGAACTCGCGCAGCTTGTCCGTGGCGAACTCGATGATGTTCTTCTCGATCACCGCGTCCTCTGGCGTCTCCTTGCCCACCAGCGGCCGATCATCGAACTCGACAGCCTTCTTCTCACTGAAGCCATACCCCTTGATGCGGTCACGGATCTTCGCATGGGTTGGATCCTTGTCCATGTGCTGCCAGACCGGCAGCCCGTTCCCGCTCTTGTCCATACTCAAAGCACGCAGGCGTAGGCCGTAGAAGTCGAAGACCTTAGCGATGACCTTCTCCTGGTCAACGGCACTGACGCGCATCAGATGAATGCGCGCCAGCAGACGCAGCACGTCGACGTCCTCACCGCCTCGCTTCTGCCGGATGACCCCGAACACCAGTAGCTCGGACGGATCATTGGTGAAACCCAGGTCCATCCCAGCCCAGTACGAGGAGTAGGCCTTGTGCAGGTGACTGGCCGGCAGGTTGATAAGCGACTCGATGGGGCGGCCCTCGAGCGACTCGCCCTCAATCTTGATGCAGGCGTAGATGTTCTCGTTGTAGTCAGTGGCCCAGCTGGACTCGTTGATGCGCACGCAGGCCATCAGACGCGCGAGCACGAACACCTTGTCGCTGACGCTACCCGCCTCACCGTAGATGTTCCGCTTGTAGTCAGGGTTGTCGCGGCTGCCGCCATAGATGGTGATCTTCTGCCGGCGCTCTAGATCACTCCAGGTCGGGCGGTACATCGCTGGATACTGGTGGACGTAGAACGGCATGTCCGAATCAACATCATCGCCGGAGGTAATCCGGTGGTAGGTGTCACGCACGCCGTTGGAGACCCCGTGGGCCCGCCACTGGGCCCCAGGGATGCCATGCTTCATCGTCTCGATGAGCTCGATCCAGCCAGGGCCCGGGTAGTCCTGCGACTCCTCCTGCTCGAGCACCAGCGGGTGCTGACCTTTGACCCCGATCCCGGTTCGTTGCGGCAGCCGGCCCATGATTCGAGACCCGTTGACGAACGAGGCCTGGAACTGCGGTTGGTGCCGAATGCCCCCACCCTTAATGTTGGGGAGCATCTCACGCAGGAGGCGAATCGCCTTGATCTTCTCCTCGATCTTGTCCACGACGGGGCTCAAGTGGTTGAGCTCAGGCGCAGTGATAAGCATCTCTTGGCCGGGGAAGCTGAGCGGGAACGCGCAAGCGCGCATGATGATCCCCGCGCTCTTACCAAGAGATCGAGCCATCTTGTCCGCCTGAAAGGTCTCCTCGCACCAGTAGAGCGCGTACTGGAAGTCCCACAGCCGGTACCGCCGATGTGCCCGGCCCGGAGTGTCATCGGTCCAGAATGCCTCTGCGAGGTCGATCCCGCTCGGGTCGTCCATCAGCGCAGCAAGGTAACACTCCTCTTCGTCAAGAGCGAGAATCGCCGGCATCAGTGAGCACAGTCCTCATGGACATAGCCAAGATGCTCAATGCTGCAGATCCGCTCGCCGGAGACGAACGACCGGTCACAGGATTCACATCGGCCGTCATATCGGGCGAAGAACGTCGCCAGGATCCTGCCATCAATCCGCTGACTGATGGTCGGTGGCTCGGTAGGTGCATGGATCCGGCAGGCACACTGATCCACAGGCAGGTCTGACAATTCGCAGCGATCTGACATGAGACCTTTCCGATGGACACGACGTAACAACGGGCGTTAGCAAGCCTCAGCCGAAGTGCAGGACCGGGCCGGCATTCCCGCGGTTCGCCCGCTCCTCATAGAACGCCACCTCGGCCTCCATGGCGTCAGCCTGGGAGGTGATGTACTCGTCCTCGTTGAGAATGCCCCTCTCGACCAGCAACTTCACCAGAGCGGCGTGGGAGACCATCGCGGAGTTGACCCCGACCCGCAGATGCTTGGGAGTGGTGGCATGAGGCTCTACCCCTCGAAGTAGGTCCTTCTCCATCTCGTACTTCACCCCGGTCTGCATCGCGTGACAGGCATCGAGGTACCTCTTCTGGTCTGACTCTCTGGACATGACACGACACTCCTCTTCAATGGGACAGGCTTCTCAACAGGGAGATCGACAAGTTGGGCTGGTTAGCGAACACCTCGGTGACCAGGTCCTGCACAACCAGCAGGCGCCACTCCATGAAGAACGCTGGATGCACTCCTCCGGCCTTGGCGATCCGCTCGAGGTCATAGCGGGTCAGGGGGCACTGGCGTCCCCTCAGGGTGCCTGCGCTGGACTGCACGAGGCGGCTCAGACTCCTGAAATCGATGCCGCACTTCATCGCGAAGGCCCGCAGGCTCCTGGCGCCCTTAAGCTCAGTGAAGGCGAGGTGGAACGGCTGAGTAGAGAACCGCGGGGTGATGATCGACCACAGCTCGTCGAGGTTGCCATTGATGTGCGCCTTGCGCCGGCCGCCCGCAGGGTTGGCCGTACCCGCCCGCTTGGCCTCCTCGGACTTGTAGACCCGGTACATGTCGCCCAGCATCTTCGTGAGGATGTCCGGGTTGGCCTCGTAGTGGTCCAGCCAGTCCTGGCAGCCGTAGCGCTCCGGCGGGCACAGAGCGCTGGCCCGGGCCCAGTCCGCATTTTTGCTCACTGGTCAGTCCAGTACTTCTGGGTTCCCGCAATGAACTTCGTGTCGATCGCGTCGAACTCTGTGACCATGACGGTTCGGATCCACTCGAGGATCTCGTCCGCGTTCTCGAACCCGATCTTCTTGCGCTCGACCTCGTCACTGCGGTCGTAGGCCCCGAGGATCGCAAAGAGCTGCTTGCACAAGGTGATCCCGGTGGAGACCTGTTTCTCCCTGTGGATCCCGAACTCCTTGGCCCGCTGCTTCAGTTGGGTGATGTACGTGCCCACCGAGCTGTAGGCATCCTTGTCGCGCTGGGACTTGGTCAGGCCCAGGTCGTTCTTGATGACGCTGATGAGCGTCGAGGTCTCCTTCAGACTGCGACGCTGGGCTGTCTCGGCAGAATCGGAGAGCCGCAACCCCTCGTAGTCCTGGCCCGATCCGAGCCAGCTGGTCGCTCGATAGATCAGGAGCTCCAGGAAGACCAGCCGGTCCAGGTCTAGAAGGTCAGAGGTATTCGTGAACAGGTTCTGGGCCATGTAGGCCTTGCGCTGGCCTTCATAGAAGTCACGCTCGGCATCGCCGAGGACCTCGATGTACTGACCACTGGGCGTGGCTACCCGATTGAGATTGACGACCACTGGCTGATAGTTCGTCTGCATCGCCGCGGGAATGACGGAGGTGGATGCAGGAATGGTTGAGGCAGGCACGTCACGGGCTCCCAGTGTCAAAGGACAGGGATGCGTAGATGCGTGAAGTGCGTGAGATGCGCTGGGCCCAATGGCCGTTGGTGGTGAGTATTGCACAGCATTGCCGACCTGTCGCCACCTCGGCGACGATCTTTGGTGCCAACGTGCGTTAGCGCGCCTTGCGCATCAACGGGTCCAGCTGGGAGAGGATCCGGCCCGCCAAGAGATCAGCTGGCCGCCATATCCCACCGTCGACACCAGCCTCGGCCAGGGCAGCCAGCCATGCCTTCTGGTCCGGCGTCACCACGCCGGACTGACGCTTCAGCTCCCGCACCAGGAACCGGCCATGACCCACGATCGCCACGTCTGGCCACCCGCTCTCAGATCGGCGGCTGTCATGTGTGTGGTAGATGAGGTAGCCGAGCATCTCAGCCATCTCCCGCACGGACGCCAGCAGGTCCTTCTCGGGCATGACTTTGGCGCACGCGGCTTGATACTCGCTCTGGGTGACCATCCACAGCAGGTCGGCCCACAGACCGGCGGAACTACCTCAACGTGATGCGCACGTTCTTACATGCCTTGGCCGCACCGGACGCGACACCCCGTGCGTCGCTGGACAGTAAGTAGCCGCATCGCTTGCAGTAGATCAGCCCGGTTGAGGCTCCAAGGGTTTTCGGCGGAGCCGGGATGTGCTCCATCACAGGATCTGGGTGAGCAGGGTCTCGACAGCGTCGATCTCACCCTCGGCCCGGGTCATCTGCTGGCGGACCTTCCGGCGCCACTCGAGCAGGTTGCGGTAGCCGGCGATGAACACCGCGAGTTGCTCCGAGCTCGGCTCGTTGTCGGGCCCGTACTTCGCCATGGACACCGCCAGAGCCTTCGCAGCCGTGGTAAGCCGGCCGAAGTCGGTGATGTCTTTGGTCCGTGCAGGAACGGCGTCAAATGCCACTTCATCCTCCTGGAAGTACTGCTTAGTGGACGCGACCCGCAGGGCCTTGCCATCCAGATACTGCGTCGTGACGACGTCCAGCGGGTAGCCGCCGACATCACCCTTGCGTTCCTTCGTGCGGCCGATACGAACCCGCGAAAGAGTGCGCATCGTCTCGCCCGTGCACTCCACCACAATGACACTGGACCTGGACATCGAGGGATTCGACGACGACTGCAGTGGGACCTTCCTGCCTGAGGCGTTACGCCCAGCCAGTGGGCCACTCTCGTCAGGCACCCAGGGAGGATCCACCCGCTTCTTGGGCAGCCCTTCCAGCATTTGCTCAACCCTCTGGTGCTCGTCATACGACATCGACAGATGCCAGTCGGGCAACTCGACAATCTCGACATGCTCCGGGGCGTACCCCCAGAGATCCCGCGATCCCACCACCCGCCGCACGCGATGCTCATGGGGCGGCAGTGGACCCCCGACCTGCTGCTGCCTGCACCAGTCCTTGAATGTGCGCTGATCAGGAGCGAGCACGAGCGTCACCTTGTCCGCAGGCTCGGGCCTGGTCTCAACCAGCGAGGCAAAGCCCGGAGCCAGCTTCTCCATATTGGTGATCCGCTGGGCACTAGGACGCTGACCACTCACGGCGTCTGTGACTACGGTCTTCATCGGCCGAGCAGCTTCAGCGAACGAGCCATGTGGCCGTCCACATAGTCGACGCGACCCTCGTCGCGCAGCATCTCCAGGTGCCACACCACGGCGGTCCTCTGCATCCCCAAATCGCTGGCCATGTCAGCGATGGTGGGCAGGTAGTTCTGGGTGTCCTTGAACGCACGCATGTAGAGCATCAGGGCGTTCCGTTGCTTGTCTCCGTGGGTCGTGGTGATCCCGGTCATGACACCCTCCGATCCATCAGAGGCGGCACTGTGGTGTCCGCTATCAGCACACCATCGCGGTAGACCTGCGCCTTGACCTCGACTCCATCCAGCCATACAGCCTGGCCGTGCTCGTCCTTCTGAACCTGCAGACGAGCACCCCTCTCCACTCCGTCGACCAGTATTCGTTCGCTGGCAGTGATGTACTCAATCTTCATGACGACACGACCACAGGCGCCTCGAACGCCCCATCGTCGGTGACCATGGTGATGGTAGTGATGGTGCTGCCCGACAGGAGCGGCGGGATGCTGACGATGAACATGCGCTCGGTCCCGTCGTTGCCTCTGAACTTCACCGCTTTGGACTCGCCCGGCTCTAGGGTGACCGGCTCAGCAGATGTGTACTCAGTCGTCATGAGACCTCCACCGGAACCACGCCGCCGGTCGCCGGCAGGACACTGAAGGTCTCGCCCTCACGCACGGCAATCCAGTGCGGGAAGGTATAGAGCAGCACACCGTCCGGCTCGGTGATGGTGCAGACGGTACCGACGATGCCGGTCAGGCCGACGAGAGGAGGTGGGCCCTCCCACAGCACCTCACCTGACGGCCCGCGGAGCTGCATCACGGCTGGCATCGACGACACGTACGGGCCGCGACCAAACGTAGCGTCGTACTCGGCCCGCAGTCGTCGGTCACGCGCCAGGTTCGTCTCTTTCAGGGTCATGGTGCCTCCTCAGGAAAACTTGTCGATATGACAAGGCTACCGCTGAGTCCTACACTGGCGCAACCGGATCCGGCCATGATCTTCACTGTAACGCGCGTTAGAACGGCTGTTTTCATGAACACGACGTGACAACGCACGTTCGCACCAAAACGGTTGAGATTGTTGAGGATTGGGCCTTGACAAGCTCGAGCCGCGCGGTTCTACAATCAAGACCCTGCTTCCTGCTTCCACCTCCTCATCACTCAGCAGTTGGCCAGAACGCTTTTCAACCGGACTTGCATACTTAACGCGCGCGCACGCGAGGCTTGACAGCACGAAGCCCGTCCTCCGGGAAAGTAGGACGGGCTTCGTGCTGTGTGGATCTACTGGTCGTGCCCGAAGATACCATCTCCAGGAGGAGTAGCCACTGGGTCGCTGAGCGGCACAGGAGGCTCGCCAGCAGGGTCAGGGGCGCTGGCAGCAGCCACCTGAGCAGCCAGCTGTGTGGGGGCCGCAGCGGGCCAGCAGACCGGGCAGGCGCCCGGGGAGATCGAACCGTATGCCGAGGTCACTGCGGGAACGAGGCCCCCGCAGGTCGGGCATTGCAGATCGGACTTCTCAGAGCCGGTCTCACGGGGAAGGGACAGGTCAGCCATGACTTTCTCCTAAGCGAGGTAGCGGACGTCGGTGGCGGCCGTGTCCGAGATCAGGTACAACGCTCCGACGCTGTTTGGACCGGAGATGATGAGGGTGGCGCCGGACACGATCTTCACGCCGGTCGCAGTGGTCACCGCGGAGTTGCCGTCGACATAGACGATTCCGGTGCCCAGATTCTGGATCAGCACCGAGTCGCTCGGCTCCCCCACTGGCAGCAGCACTGGCGTCACCGTGCCCACGACGATCTTCATTTGGTTCCAATCGTGAGTCCTGAGAGCACCAGGGTTAGGACCCAGAAGGCCAGGCCCAGTGCGATGAAATTGACCCTGGCTGAGAGGCCGAAGGTGGCGACGATGAAGCAGATCAGCGCCAGGATGTAGAGGATCAGGTTGATCATGATCCAGCTCCATGGGTGGTGCGAGCAGCACGCGGGACCGCGCGGCCGCTAGTGTCGGCGGTCGGCAGAGTGGCTGTGGTCCCAGCGGTGCCGGTGTCGGTGTAGCTGGTCACCGCGCCAAGCGTGGCTACCAACCTGTTCTCGGCGCCCGTCGCCGTGCCGCGGTAGATCTTGTAGCCGGTCGCTTGAGCAATGGCCGGCCAGGACATCGGGGCCGTGCCGTTGATGGCGATGGCCGAGGTGATCTCGTTGGACACCAGGGACTCGCCGCTCTCGTTGATCGCGGTGATCTTCCAGAAGTACGTGGCCGCCGCGAAGGTGCCACCACTGGTGGTGATCGCGCCCAGGGTCAGCACCGGTGCCGCAACGGTTCGACCTATGCGTCCGGCGTACTTGACGCCCTTCTGGGGGAAGGCCGCCGGATCGAAGCGCACGGCCAGCGTGCCATCGGTCAGGGTAGCTGGGGAGATCGTGACATCCTGGTAGGTCAGGGAAGCGGCCTGC